CAAAACAGAGACGTTATCAGAAATTCTGGCTTCTCTTGGATTTAAAGTCTTTTAGACTACAAGTCTATTCCTTGTTGTCAGTAAGGTTCTTTCGAATTGTCTTACTTTTCTTAGGCGAATTTTCATTCGCCTTAGAAACCCATTTATAATATTCTTCGCAGATTGGCAAGGGATTAGATTTTTGATTCTCTGATCCACTCTCTACAACAATACGAAGTATTTCTAATCTTAGTTCTTGATTATCCATTAATCATTGTTCTCAAAGTAAATACTTGTTGCACTACCTTATCATGATCTGGATGTGCTTTATTCCAATATGGACCATCTCTATCATTAACAAGTTTGCTAATTTCGGCTTCATAATCTGTACCTCTATCAACATTCTCACTTTCTGTACTTACTAATTTATCTTCAGACATTAAGTTTGCAATACTTGCAAAACCTTTAATCACAGAAGGATGATCTCCAATACGAGTACCATCTTTTAATTCCATGTTAAGAATATCTTCACTCATGTTTGCTTTAGCAATGGCACCAGCTTTTTTAATATTCTCATCATAAGATCTACCCCACTCTTTACGAAGTTCTTGTTCTGCATTTGCTTGAGCAGTTTCAGTTTCTACTCTTGCTGCTTGAACAGATCCTTCCATAGAATTTTTATAGAACTCTAGAATACCTTGCGCTTGTTTATTATTTAAACCAAGTTGATGAGCATTCTCTGCAAATTGTTTTATTGCAGTTTCATCTAATGGAGCTGTTTCTGATTTTACTTCTAACTTGTATTTGTCTGCAGATTCTGGTCTGCCAAGTTTTCCATATACTTCATTCCATTGATCGTCTGTTGAGTTTTCATTTGGTACTGCAACTTTGTCTTGACCAATCATTCTAGTTGCGTTGATATAACTTTTAGCTAACGCATCTATTTCAGTAAATTTAGAAATGTTAGGATCGTTTCTAAACTCTTCCGAGATTGTTTCTTTCCAAGATTTAGCAACAGTTGAAGGTTGTTCAATTGCTTGAGGAGTGTCTGTAGTAGTTTGTGTTGTCTCTTCTACAGGCACATCAGTTTGTGTTATCTGTTCATTTGACATTTTTATTCTCCTTTTGTAGCATTTGTTTTATAAATAGAAGTACGCTACGTTGACCTTCCATATATGCACTCTCATGGCTATCACCTTTTATGTTAGTGGTAGAATGATAATGACATCTTTTTTCTAAGTCAGACAAAACCTCTTTGCCTTCGTCTGTATTAAAAATATATTGATAATTGTCTTTTAGTTTTTTAATTATGTTTTCCAACTGTTTATTTGTTTCCATATTATTCTGCGTCTGAATTAGCTACTGCTTGCGCTTCTTCTGGCAATGCTTTTGCTAATGGCGCTACTTTTCCCCCTGCTTCTGCTAGTTGTTGTACTTGTTGCATTTGTTGCATTTGTTCTTGTTGTTGTGCTGCTTGTTGTCTTTCGGCATTTAGTTCAGCTTGTGGCTTCAAAATTTTTTGAGGTACACCAACAATGCTAGTTAGATGTCTAACTAATTTATCCATATTGATATGATCGAATACTGGAGCAACATTTGATAAGCTACCCATAATTTCTATTGCTCTCATAATTGATTGTAGTTCAGTAGATTTTTGTGCTTTAGCAAGTGGCGATACATATTCAATTTCTATTTCTTGACCAGATAAAAAGTCTGGTGCTTGTGCAAATAAATTTCTTCTCATTAATATTGCAAAGGCTCTATCAATTAATGGTTTTAATAATTCAGATTGAAGTCTACCCAAAACCGGTCCAAGTAATCTCATCTTCTCTTCGTTACGTTGAATAACTTCTGTTGCTGTCATTTGTGGACCATCTTGCATCATAAGTTGATTAACATAAAAAGCATTTCTAATTGAGTTTCTTCTTTGCTCTTCCATGTTTAAACCTAGTGTATTGTTTGCACCAATGTTTAAAGGTTCAATTCTATCTCTAGTTCCTGCTCTGTAAAAATTTAAACCACCTGGTACTGTTCTTACAGGCAACATAAAACCATCATCTGGAACAAGTAAAGGTGGATCAACTTGTTTCTGCGCAGATTTGATTATAGTTTTTGACATTTCATTTAGCATCTTAACGTCTGGCAAAGCTGTCATTGCAGGAGATCTACCATAGATTTCGTGTGATGCTTTTAAGTATCTTGGTACTACAAAAGGAAACTCTCTAAAACCAGATACAGATAACTCGTCTCCACTATCTGCGTCTAAGTATACAGATTCAAACTTCATGTTTTCTTTGTCTTGTTTCTTAGGATTAAAATCTTCTCTAGGATAAACTGCATGAAGTATCTCTACTTCTTCATAAGGATCTTTCTTTGCTATAACTGCAATGTTAGTTGATACGCTACCAAACTTTTGTATTGCAGCTCTTGCAGATATTTTAAACTTTCTAAATACTGTATCAATTCTACCTTTATCATTTTCTGAAATATACATTTCATTAATGTGTCTTGTAGAAAATTTTATATTATCTTCATCATCTTCTTCGATAAACATTGCTGCCGTACCAAATGTAATTAGATCATGATACAGTTCAAATATTTCTTGTTGAAAGTTTGATTGATTGAATGCAGAGTACATAACTTCAGTAGCAGATTCCAACCATTCTTTTGCTTCATCTTCTCCTTCCATTCCTTCGCTTTTAAATTTTAAAGAGAACCAAGGTGTAGACGGATTTGTCAACATACCATGTAGTGATGCTGATAATAATTCTACTGATTGTAATGGTGAGCTATCAAAAATAAGTTCAGTTCTTTTGTCACCTTTAGATCTTGTTTTAGTTACATCAGCTTTTCTTGGTTGCATATAGTCTGCAACTTCTTGCCAATGACTTTCCCAATTTTGTCTTTGAGTTTTTAATCTATCAAATCTTGATAATAAAATTTTTGCTTTTTCTGATTGCGCCATACTATCTACCTAATAAACTTGGTTTGCCTAATGTCAAGCTACCAGTTGCACCAGTAACTCCTGTCATGATTGTTGGAGATCTTCCTTTAGCTTTTGCTTTTCTTTTTCTTAACAAGATTGGATCTTCAGCTTCTGTTGCTTTACTTTGAGAAACTTCTGCAGTAGTTGGTGCAGTTACTTCTGGAGCTTGTACTACTTGACCACTACTTGGTGTTGCGCCACTACCATTGCCACCATTATTACCAGTAACAGGTTGATAAAAAGCACTTGATTTAGTTTGATATGCACTACCTTCATAATCTAATTCTTTTTGCATTTTTGATTTTTCTGCTGATTTTTTTACACCTCTAATAGCAGCTCCTAAAATTCCACCACCTTTAATAAATTCTACAACTTTGTTTTGTTTCTTAGGTGGTTCGTATCTTCTTTCTCCACCCCCACCAGTTGATGCACTAGGAGATCCCATTACTTACCAAATGTTAAAGAAGATTTAGTTTCAGATTTAACTTCTGTTTTTACTTCTGACTTAACTTCTTGATTAATACCCACACCATTATCTAAGTCATCCATATTGCTGATAACTTTTTTTACTGCAGGTTTCTTTTTTGTAAATGCTTTCTTAATTTTATCTAACATATTATTCTCCTAATAAAGTTTTAAGTTTGGTTTCTTCAGATTCTTGTAGACCAAGTGGTCCAGTAAGGATTGTAGATTTTCTGCCTTTTCTTTTTCTTTCAATCGCATCTTGCTCAGATTTAATCTTTGCTTTTTCCTCTGCTGACAGTTCTGCTTTGGGAGCTTCTGGCAAAGGTTGCACTGGTGGCAACGATGGCATTTTTGGTTTTAGTATTGATCCCATAATTAAATAATCCTGTAATCATTATCTGCTACACTTTGTGGAGCAGTTTGTCTAGTATTTAATTCTTGCAATCCAACTGCTAGGTAACGCATAGCATCACAAGCGTGTGAACTCCAATCGTGTACAGGTTTCGATCTGAACATTCTATTTTTGTCGATGTACTTCCTATGGTAATGTCTTAACGCATCTATCAAATTTTTGCAATGGTCTGTATCAAACCAACATCTGTTGAGCAACATGGTTACAGCGTGGATACCTTCTTCTACTGGTAGCTTCGGTACTACCTTAAACCTAATTCCTAATTGATAAGCT